CCCGGACCCATTGTGCTCTGTGCAGTCAAAATCTTGTCCTAGTGGCAATAACTAATTGTCCCATGACAGGGTTAGCCTGTGTACCACATTGGAAAGGGAAGAGGTAGACTAACGCTTGACACCAAGGCGTTAGCAAAGTAAACACCTTTCCTCCAGACCGTAAGGCACGTACTCTTGCAACGACGGCAATGAGCAACACCACGGTGGCGGAGAACCTTACCTAGACTCACGTCGAAGGGTAAGGACTCCACTCGTGAGGGAGTGGACCACTTATCTTTACATTAACTCATTATCCCGAGACCACACACGACGCACCATTTGCCGATGATGCGTTATGCGCGGACGAAGGAAACAAACTAATATATTGACTTGAGGGTTCCCTTCACGGAAAGATGGACATGAGACGTGACCTAGGCTTGCGCCATGACCTCTTTAGATAATTTACCTAAATAAGGTTCTGATCACAGGTTTTCCCTGAAGTAATGGGAATTAACCTACTCACTTGAGGCTTTTGGCCTTGGAGCGGAGTCTCTCATCTGTTTACTTCGAACACAAGGAAGCCCATGGGACTTTACCGTGCTTTTGTAAGTAAAGACAGCACTTCACTTTGAATCGAACCCATTTACCCATCTTATCAATCTCATTTGGAGTCGACTCCTCCACAACAGGAGTTATGTAGGATGGCCACGCATCCACTCCGTTCTGAAGTTTACAGTACTTACTGAAAAGACTGTCAAGCCACTCGTCATGTGACAATATCGATGGTTGGCAAACGACACGATCTTTGAGGTCTTTTGGTATCCATATGGATTGAGCCAGATCCTTAGTGTCTCTTTTAGCACGAACATTGATACAACCCTCCATCCACTCCATGGCCTTAACAAGGTTAGGTGCCATGGCGTAGACATACGGTTTCAGAGAATCCGTATGGAATCTTGTATTCTTGAGCTGATCAATGATCTTCTTGAAGAAAACACTATGGAAGGCCATCTCCAAACCTTTAATATCGTTCTTAGGGACGAGGTTCGCTATACTCACACTCCGCATCCAGTCGCTGAATTTCTCATAAGATACGGGTGTTGTACCCGGAAAAGTTGCCAAAAGTAGAACTGGAACTACCCTAGGGTGTAGTTTGAGTAACGATAAGTAGTTTATACTTAATCGACTCGCTACTTTGTAACCGAATCCGAACATACGCACCAAATGGGAAATTTTGAAATTAGGGAATCGCCTATCCTTATTAAAGATAGCAATAAGACCCCCTAGGGTCTGCGATCCAACCCTAAGCTCAGCCCACGAGAACGGAGAGCATTGTTTACCTTCATAATAGAATTCTTTAGCAAACTCGAATGAGCCATTTGTGGATTCCACTCCTTTCGTTGTGGAAAGACTCACTTCGAGCAAACTCATCAATTCTTTATATTCCAGTGCAACTGCTTCGTTCGCGATAACGATGTCGTCACCTAGTACTAGATACTCAGTGAACCATCGTGACTCATCCCGGAGAGCCCGGAAAGCGGCTATCTGGACAATAACATGATGGGTTATGGCAAGCATAGCCCAAGACGTCAATGCCCCCATGGGTTGACCGGTAGCATACATAACGCGATCATTGTTAGTGAGGATTTCTCCGGACTTCCAAAGTCTTGTTACATATTCTTTAGCTACTATATTTACTAGTGGATAATCGAGTAAGTCGGGAGATGAACCTTGTCCAAGATGTATCTTAGGCATGGTTTCATGTCTCTTCTTCCTACCGATAAAGTAAGGCCTTCCCACGAGGATCAATGCCCAAAGCGCAGCAATCTCGGGGTTCTCTATCAAGTGGCTAAGAACTTCAACCTGTAGTGTAACCGGTAGTCTGTCGGTAGCCGCAGAAAGGTCATAAGAAAAGACTTTCGTCTTATTCCCAAGCCTCTTTGCGAATTCCGCTACGCTACCTCCTTGATCGAAAGTAGCATCTTGTGGAATCTTCCTTAAGATGCTAAAAATCCAATCATGGAGTGGTTTCATCGCAAGTTGAGTCCAGTAGTCAACCGATGCGAAAACTCTTATTTTACCTCCTTTCTCTAGTTTAGTAGAGAGTTTACCCAAAGCCTCTATCCTCATTTTGAGTAAACCGTAGCTCCACCTTATAAATCTAGGTAGGTAAACAACCTTACGGAAGTCTAGATCCTTGGGGTCTACTCTCCGATGGTCGATCTGCGATAGTTTTACTTTGGCTTTCTTCTTTTCCTCAACCACACTCTTTTTCCAAGTGATTTCAATATCATGACGGGACACCTCTAATGGTGAAACCATATAGGACACCCGATCAATCCATTTATAAATCTCTTGCATCCCTGTCAATTCAAGGAAACGATAGAATGCTGGTTTGAGAGGATGCTCAGCCCATGCTAATGCATCTTTCCCAACACACATCATCGCCGTCTCTCTCTTCACTGAGTTGGGACCTTGAGTGGATATTAGGAGCGGATCTACTTTCCAAAGCAGTTTGGGAAGAACCTCCAAACCTGGGAGCGTTCGTAACCTTCTTAGCACCTTGGGAATGTAATATACAAACCCAACTCTTTCTTCTCTTATCAAGGGTTTCCCATGATCATCCAAAACTGGAAAACCATGAAGATCCCTTATTATTAACCTTTCATAACCGATGCCAGAAGTGACACCGGACACTACTCCGTTAACATCGCCTCTTGTCCCGCGGAAGATATCACTTATCTTCCACTTACCTTTGATTGGTAAAACGGACGCAAGACGGAAAAGAGTTAACCAGAATTGCACATGCAAGGTACTCTTCTTCCTAATCATATCCCGGTGGGCCCTAGGTATTATCCTAGGAATTCCAGTAGCCGTAGTGGCTACCCGAGGACTAGTTGGAAGTATCATTGGCTTCTCATCATTACTTAATGCTTGCATTAGCAGCAGCTGGCACTTCTTGAGATAGAGAACTACCTCAGTGTTACCACCACTCCTATGCATCTTTACTACTCTAGTGGCAAAGGACCACGCACCTCCATGAAGGCTCCTGCCTTTCTTCCCCCAGACAACCAGACTCACCATTTGCATGATGAACCCGATTAGTCTCGTTCTCTCTTTTACGAGAGATACCCAAGGTAATGCTGCTTTGCGAGCTTCTAGCCACGATTCATACTTACGTATGTTGGAAGTTAGTAAGTTTCTCATTGTCTTATTATCATGGGTGCTAATGCTGGGAATTAGCGAAGGTGTGAGGAGGTATACTTAGGAATGAAAAGCGGTGAAGCTGCAATGATGAGTGCAAAGTCGCGAATTACCCCTTCGGTTTCCTCACCAAGGAAACCCTTACCTGATGTGGGTAAGGACCCTGGCGAAGGCCGCAGGGTGGTGGAGTCACCTTTATTAGTAGTGCGGTCCAAGACCAAACTACGAATAGTGAGGTTATATGAGAATGCATCATTATAGACGACAACCCCGGCATATCCGACATCCTATTCTTATCAGGATTAGGATGCTACGAATACAGCAAGTTTCAGTGTTAGTTAACAAGAATACACACTTACTTCCCACTGTACCTCTCGATCCCGTGAGGTGCAGGAACCCTAGGGAGGGAGCGACTGCTCATTATGTAATCTAGAAATCTACCTCTCATATTGCCTCAAATCCGAGAACACTCGTAAGTTACCAAGACTAAAGACTGGTCTCTTGTCAAGGCCCTTAGGATATGTCCAAGGATTTACCCCTGTGGAGCGGGAAACTCCGTGGCATATTGCCCTAAAAGTGCTCTTCCCCGGTACGCGTGCATGGCGGTCCACGCAGCGAACTGAGTT